GACTACACTACTAAAGATATTATTACCTGGGGTGTTAAACCTTTTGTGAATAAGCAGAAGAATGTCACCTATCATCACTGTCCCACAGAACACGAACTGCTGAGTCACTTTATTAACTATTGGATGCAGGATGTTCCTGATGTCATCACTGGTTGGAACATTCAGTTGTTCGATATTCCGTACATCTGTAAACGACTCAATCGTGTATTGGGTGAGAAGTTGATGAAGAGATTCTCTCCATGGGGTCTTGTATCTCAGGGTGAGGCATTCATTATGGGACGTAAGCACACCACGTTTGACGTGGGTGGTGTGACTCAACTTGACTATCTTGATCTGTATAAGAAATTTACATATAAAGCACAGGAATCATATCGTCTTGACTACATAGCTAGTGTGGAGTTGGGGCAAAAGAAACTAGATCACTCTGAGTATGAAACTTTCAAAGATTTTTATACTCACGGATGGCAAAAATTTATTGAATATAATATCGTTGACGTAGAACTTGTTGACCGTCTGGAAGACAAGATGAAACTGATCGAACTTGCATTGACTATGGCATATGATGCTAAAGTCAACTATGCAGATGTGTTCTATCAGGTTCGTATGTGGGACAATATTATCTACAACTATCTGAAAAAACGTGATATTGTTATTCCCCCAAAGATTAGGTCCGATAAAAACGAAAAGTACGCAGGTGCTTATGTCAAGGAACCGATTCCTGGAAAGTATGATTGGGTGGTCAGTTTTGACCTTAATAGTCTGTACCCTCATCTTATTATGCAATACAATATTTCCCCAGAAACACTCTTGGACGAGAAACATCCCACAGCTTCGGTTGATAGAATCCTTAAGGAAGAAATAAACTTTGAATTGTATAAGGATAACGCAGTATGTCCAAATGGTGCAATGTTTAGGAAGGATGTTCGTGGATTCCTTCCTGAATTGATGGAGAAAATGTATGGTGATCGTGTCATCTTCAAAAAGAAAATGCTTGCCGCAAAGCAAGAGTACGAGAAGACTCCTACTGTTACACTTGAAAAAGAAATCGCTAGATGTAACAATATTCAAATGGCAAAGAAGATTTCTCTTAACTCTGCTTATGGTGCTATTGGTAATCAATACTTCCGGTATTATAAATTAGAGAATGCAGAAGCAATTACCTTGTCCGGTCAGGTTTCAATTCGTTGGATTGAAGGTAAGATGAATGACTATCTAAACAAACTTTTGCAAACAGAAGATGTTGATTATGTTGTCGCATCTGATACTGATTCAATCTATCTCAATATGGGACCTCTTGTTGATAAATTTTTTAGTGGTAAATCTAACAATAAAGTAGCAATTGTTTCTATACTTGATAAGATATGTCAAGAAAAGTTGGAACCATTTATCGAGTCTAGTTATCAGAAACTTGCGGATTACGTTTCGGCATATGAACAAAAAATGCAAATGAAACGTGAGAATATTGCAGATCGTGGTATCTGGACTGCAAAGAAACGATATATTCTTAACGTATGGAATAGTGAAGGTGTTCAATACACTGAACCTAAACTTAAGGTGATGGGTATTGAATCTGTGAAGTCATCAACACCTGCACCTTGCCGTCAGATGTTGAAAGATGCCTTCAAGATTCTGATGACTGGTACTGAGGATGAGATGATTAAGTTCATCGACACCAAACGTGAAGAGTTTAAGAAACTGCCACCAGAAGAAATCTCTTTTCCACGGTCAGTTTCTGATGTGATTAAGTACAAAGCACATTCTGAAATTTATATCAAGGGAACTCCTATTCATGTTCGTGGTGCTTTGCTCTTCAATCATTATATTTTAAAGAATAAACTAGACAATAAATATTCACTCATCAGAAATGGTGAGAAAATTAAGTTCTGTTATTTAAAGAAACCAAACAGCATTCATGAGAATGTTATCTCTTTTATTCAGGACTTTCCCAAGGAACTAGGCATTGACAAGTATATTGACTATGACCTACAATTTGAAAAGTCATTCCTTGAACCACTCAAAGCAATCCTTGATTCGATTGGTTGGAGTGTAGAAAAAACTGTAAATCTGGAACTATTTTTTTCCTAATGGACCTGCCTATTAACGATAAAGAACTTGCAACCATTGTGAGTGCATTGCGACTCGGTGGTGATGCTGCCCTTTATCAAAAATTGAATATAATTAAAGAGATCCGTGAGGAAAATCCTGGTGGATCTTATAAAAAAATTGCTCGTGAACAATTCGGATTTGTACTGTAATGGATTTTCTTAAAGAAATTGTAAAAGAAATCGGAGATGACTACACAAGACTCGCAGCAGACATCGACGACACAGAAAAATATGTGGATACAGGTTCGTACATTTTTAACGGACTTTGTTCAGGGAGTATATTTGGTGGTGTATCTGGGAATAAGATTACTGCCATTGCTGGGGAGTCTAGCACTGGAAAAACTTTTTTCAGTCTTGCTGTCGTCAAAAACTTCCTTGATGCTAACCCTGATGGTTATTGTTTATATTTTGACACTGAAGCCGCTGTTAACAAGGCTCTTATCGCAAGTCGTGGGATTGACCTAGACCGACTAGTTGTCATTAATGTTGTTACAATTGAAGAGTTTAGGACGAAAGCACTAAAAGCAGTTGATATATACTTAAAAAAACCTGAAGATGAACGCAGACCCTGTATGTTTGTGCTAGACTCTTTGGGTATGCTGTCTACAGAAAAAGAGATCACTGACGCACTGAACGATAAACAAGTTCGTGACATGACCAAATCTCAACTGGTCAAAGGTGCATTCAGAATGTTGACTCTGAAACTAGGACAAGCAAACATTCCCATGATCGTTACGAATCATACCTACGATGTCATTGGTGCTTATGTCCCTACAAAAGAAATGGGTGGAGGCAGTGGACTCAAGTATGCTGCTTCTACAATCATCTATCTCAGCAAAAAGAAAGAAAAGGATGGAACGACTATCGTCGGAAACCTTATCAAGGCAAAGACTGCTAAGTCGCGTCTAAGTAAGGAGAACAAAGATGTTACAGTGCGTTTGTATTACGATGAGCGTGGTCTTGATCGATATTATGGCCTTCTTGAACTTGGTGAGATTGGAGGACTTTGGAAAAACATTGCAGGTCGTTATGAAATGACTGTTGATGGTGAGACCAAGAAAGTCTATGCTAAAGCAATACTAAAAGATCCTGAAACTTATTTTACTCCTGAGGTGATGGAACAATTAGATGAGATTGCTAAGGAGGAATTCAGTTACGGTTCATGATTAAGATTCTAAAAACTGGAATCAAAGTTGATAAAGTAATACAACAATTAAAGAAAAATCCAGGGGACTGGGATCACCAGAAAAATTTGGAAGGATCTCAGTCTCTTGTTGATAAAGGGTTTTCTGACTTGCCAGTAAGTGCATTGCAACTTATAATAGGTGGTGTCAAACACAAAGATGATTTTGTAGGAGACTCTGAGATCAACATCAAAACTCCTGCTTATGCACATCATAGTGAGATTAGAAAGATCATACGCAAGCATTTTAAGAAAGCAGACATTCACAGATGCGGATTTCTTTCACTTCCCATAGATGAGATTGTAGGAGCACATATTGATGAAGGCACTTACTATCTTTCCAGAAATAGATATCATCTTTCTATTCTAGGAAGGTATCAGTATTTCTGTGGTAAAGAAAGTGTCATCGTAGAACCAGGAACACTTCTTTGGTTTAATAATAAATTGCCTCATGGCACCGTAAATATCGGTGATGAGACACGGATCACATTCGTATTTGATATTCCTCATGGACAAAGTTGAAATTCTTATTCTTCGTAATCTGTTGTTTAATGAAGAATATCTTCGTAAAGTGATCCCTTTTATCAAGGCAGATTACTTTGAAGATATTAATCAAAAGATTGTATTTGAGGAAGTTCTTAAGTTCGTTACTGAATATAATCAACCTGCTACGAAAGAAGTTCTTTGTATTGAAGTAGAGAAAAGGTCTGATATCAATGACACTTCCTTTACTGAGATTACAAAACTAATTAGTTATTTGGAGGAAGTTCCAACTGACTTTGAATGGCTAGTAGATACCACTGAGAAGTGGTGCAGAGACCGTGCTATCTATCTGGCACTGATGGAGTCCATCGCACTTGCTGATGGAAAGGATCAAGAAAAAGATAGGGATGCTATTCCTAGTATTCTGTCAGATGCTCTGGCAGTATCATTTGATGCACATGTAGGACACGATTACCTTCTTGATTATGAGGCAAGATATGAAACATACCACCGCAAAGAAGACAAGATCGAATTCGACCTTGAGTTTTTCAACAAGATTACGAAAGGTGGTTTACCGAACAAAACTCTTAATATTGCTCTTGCTGGCACTGGTGTCGGTAAGAGTTTGTTTATGTGCCATATCGCAGCTTCCTCCCTCCTCAATGGAAAAAACGTATTATACATCACGCTTGAAATGGCTGAAGAAAAGATTGCAGAACGAATTGATGCCAATCTTCTCAATGTTCCTATTCAAGAAATAACTGAACTGCCCAAGGTAATGTTTGAGAATAAGGTAACAAACCTTGCAGAAAAAACTCAAGGCACCCTGATTATTAAAGAGTACCCTACTGCATCTGCACATAGTGGACACTTTAAGGCACTTCTTAATGAACTTGCACTTAAGAAATCATTTAGACCTGATATTATTTTTATTGATTACCTTAACATATGTGCTTCCTCACGGTATCGTGGAAACAGCACTGTCAATTCATATTCGTATATTAAGGCTATTGCAGAAGAACTTAGAGGACTGGCTGTTGAGGCAAACGTCCCTATCGTTTCTGCCACGCAGACCACTCGTTCTGGTTATGGTAGCTCTGATGTTGAACTTACTGACACTAGTGAGTCCTTTGGTCTCCCTGCTACTGCTGATCTTATGTTTGCCCTTATTTCTACAGATGACCTTGAGGGACTCGGACAAATTATGGTGAAGCAGTTGAAGAATCGTTATAATGATCCAACTATTCATAAACGGTTTGTTGTAGGCATTGACCGTGCCAAGATGCGTCTTTATGATTGTGAGCAATCAGCACAGGAAGATATTCTTGACAATGGTAAGGAAGAAGAGTATACTTATGAAGAACAAAAACCAAAAAAATCATTTGAGGGATTTAAATTTTGAACGGTTACTATTCAGTATTCAATCCTAGAGGTGAAAAGATTGCTGATTGTGGTATCGAAAGAGATGCAGTCAACCTTATGCATACCAGAAACAAATACTGGGATGGACATTATTTCACATTCAATCCACTACCTGGTAACATTATAAATGTTACTACTAGCAATCAACTTCCTACCAACGACATCGTAGTCAATATGGACGGTGGTGTTGGTGGTAGTTGGAAAGAAGTAGAATACGTTGAAGTTGCTGGTCAAACTATTCCCACTCAACAAAAACTCCCTCAAAACTATCAAGAACCATTTATTACAGATTTACATGACTAACGTTGATACCAAAAAGTACCTTGAATTTGTCAAAGGAGTGACTAGTCCTCCTAGTCTTGACTGGCCTATTCTTGCTGCTCGTCTGAGTGAACTAGAAGTTAATGACTGTAATGTCACTCAACTGATGACTGCAGCACTTGGTTTGACTGCTGAGTCTGGTGAGTTTACTGAAGTTGTGAAGAAGATCTTTCTGCAGGGTAAACCTTATACCGAAGAGAATATTTTTCACATGAAACGTGAACTGGGTGATATCTGCTGGTATCTTGCTCAGGCATGTATGGCACTTGACACTACCTTTGATGAAGTCATTGAAATGAATGTTGAGAAACTCAAGGCACGTTATCCTGGTGGTGATTTTGATGTTCACAAGTCTGAAAATCGTAAAGAGGGTGACCTGTGATTATTATTGAAATGGACATCGCAACTGCAGCAGCAGTAAGAGAATCATTGTTTTCTGATACAAAAGCATATACATACGATGAGAAGTCTTGCCCTCAAAGGGTTAAGAATATTCGTAATACAATCGTTGCAATTGATAAAAAAATTGAGGAGGAATTGAAGAATGAAACTACTGACTCTTGAAGATTACCAAAAGGCAGGTGAGACTTTCTGGCCTAAGTATTGGTATGTTGCTAAAGAACTTGGTGAAGGTGCTAAGGCAGAAGACATATTGCGAGTCATGGAAGCAGTCGGTGGTGTTGCACTGAAACTTGCTTTGGAAGATAAGGAAGGACCTTTTGGGTTCAACAAAAAAACTGAGGACTGAGGTCCTCCTCCGGGGTTATAGCTCAATTGGTAGAGCACCTGCTTTGCAAGCAGGGGGTTTGGGGTTCGAGTCCCCATAACTCCATAAATAAAAATAAAAATGAATTTTGGAGAAGAGGTTTACAATATCGTTAAATCATTCAAAGATTTTGACGTTACTGTAAAATCTGCTAGTTCTAAAAGCACTACTTTGGTTGTAAAGGGTCCAGACAGGGCATCGATGCAATCTAAGTTAGAAAAAGCTCTTCTTAAATCTAAGATCCCTAATAATAAAATCACACGGGAAAGGGTTGGAGCATCATCTTTTCCTGCCACTGTAATCAACCTTAAGAATGATAAGATGGTCATTCTTTATAAACCAGTTAGAAAGGGGGCAGATAGAGGAGCACTACAAACAAGAAATGTTGAATCTGCACAGTGTTTGTACGCAGCACTTGCATTCAGAGTTCTCAAAAGAAATTTAAAAGTAGAAGATATTTCTACAATAAACTTTGAAAAGTGTAAACCATTTATTGATGTTGATGCAAAATTTGATGATATGATTAATATCTCAGAGGACTGGTTAAATTCATCGTTGCAGGGTGCAAACCAATTACTGGGATCTGTTAATAAAAACGTCAGATGGACTTTTCATAGAGGTAGTAAGAAGGTTGATATTGTTGAGTCAAAATTTAAGGAATTGAATAGAAAGGAAAGACTTTTTAGTAATATTAACAAGTGGAGTCCTGCTGATTTTTATCTTGTAGGCAGCACAATGACTGAATCAGACTGGAAGCAACTTCAAAATGTTGGCACTATTAAGATGATGAATCAATTGATGATTCAGTATATTAATGAAAACAAACTGATAGGTGTCTCTCTTAAAAAAATAGCAAAGAGTGCAAAACCTTTCAAGTATTATAATGTTAGTAAAGATAGAAATGCTGGAGACATTCAATATCAAGGGACAATTATATTCAAGAAGAAAGACAATCCATTAAGTGCTATGGATACCTTTACTATGTGGAAACCTGGTGGTAGATTTGAAATTCAATGGAGATCTGATTCGGGAGGACCATCTGGATGGAAGGGTGAGATTCAAGGAACTGCAGCAAACCAAGGTAAAATTTCTTTTGGACCGTTGAATAAAATTTTAAAATCATTCAATCTTCCAGAAATACCTGACTATACAAGAAGTCCTAAATTAAATGATGTCAGTCTAATTGAAGAGATTTATGATGACATTCAAAGCATTCAAAAAATGAATATGACTAAAGAGGAATTTGTTGCTGAGGTAAAGGTTAAAGATGATAAGTGGAAGTATGCAAAATTTACAGGTGTCAAGTTTGCAAAAATTTTAGAATCGCAAAATAAGAAAGATCAAGATAGAATTGTAAAAGAAATTTATTTCTATGCTAATTCGCAATCACCAAATTCTGGACCTTACGGTAAAATTGAATAAATAATGTATAAGGATTATCAATATAAATGAAAAACTTCTTTCAGTTTCTGAATGAGGCACAGTCGCAAGCAAGTATGCAAGCGAGAAAACTGAACCTCAAGAGTGATGGGCACGGTGGTTGGTTAGACTCCCGTGGAAAATTTGTTGCGACTACTGAAGATGGTAAGTTAAAGTTTGTTGATAAGAAGA